ATGACCGACAAGAGTTCGCAGCTTTCTGGCATGGCGACCTCTGTGGTCGAACACCGCAAGGGAGCATCCATTGATGATGCTGCCAAGATGATCGCGGATGCCAAGGCTAGGATCGCCAGCAAGGTCCGGGATAGCGCAATCGAAGCGGAAGTCGTAGAGACTCAGTAATGCTGAACTGGCGTAAGCACCCGATCCTCACTCCTCCGACAGACGAGGAGATTGCGATGATGGACGCGGAGGAACTCCTCAAGGTCCATACGATCTACCATGAGGCGATTGAGAATGGTGAGAAAGACCCGTACTACTACGGATTCCGCCTTCCTCACTGGGAGCGAGCTGAGGAGCAACTGACCAACGTTGACGAGATCTTGGCGTTGGGAGGCAACCGTAGCGGAAAGACTGCTTGGGGGTCTTACTGCGTGGTCAAGGCTGCATACGAGAACCCCGGAGCCGAGATCTTCTGCTTCGCCCAGACTAGCGAGGTATCCATCCGCCAGCAGCAGAGCGCGATCTGGAACTGGCTACCGGCAGAACTACGGACCAAGCACACAAGTTCTGGGACGTACATCTCGTACAAGAAGAAGACTGGGTTTACCGACAATTCCCTAATCTTACCGAATGGAAGCCAGATCATCTTCAAGACCTACAGTCAGTACCAGAACAACCCAACGATTCTGGAAGGTGCAGAACTTGGCAGCAAAGACCCCAAGTGGCACAATGTTGGTGTTTGGCTGGACGAGTACCTCCTAGGAAACGAACTGATCAATACCCTGCGGTTCCGCCTTGCCACACGCAACAGCAAGATGCTCGTCACGTTCACGCCGATCGACGGTTGGACCGAGGTGATCAAGGAGTACCTAGACGGGGCTACGAGCATTGAGAGCAAGCCAGCAGAACTGCTCAATGGAGAACTTGTCCCTTACGTCCAGCGCAGTAAGAAGAGAAACGCGACGATCCACTACTTCCACTCACAGGACAATCCCTTCGGTGGATACGACCGGATTCGAGACACGCTGATCGGTAGGCCGAAAGAGGAGATCCTAATCCGGGCTTATGGGGTTCCAGTGAAGTCTCACACGACGAAATTCCCCAAGTTTAACAAGGAGGTTAACGTGGTCTCCAGTGACAAAATCCCTACAAAATCTGTCACCAGATACCAGATCATCGACCCTGCCGGTTCCAAGAACTGGTTCATGTGCTGGATCGCGGTGGACGAGTCTGGGACGTTCTGGGTCTACCGGGAATGGCCTGGGGTTGATGTTGGCGACTGGGCGGAATGGAAGAGCGGGAAGTGGATGCCGGGTCCGGGGGCGAAGGGTCAGGGCTACGGAATCAGGGACTACATTGAACTCATCCAAAACCTTGAGGATGGGGAGGAAATCTTTGAGCGTCTGATTGACCCTCGACTGGGAGCGTCCAAGTACCAAGCAGCAGACGGGGCATCCTCAATCATCGAGGACATGAACGACCAAGGGATGGTCTGCATCCCGGCTCCGGGGCTGGATATCGACGATGGATTGCAAGCTCTCATTGGGAAAATGGCGTGGGACACAACCAAACCGCCAGACTCCCTCAATCGCCCACACTTCTACATCAGCGACGAGTGCGACAACATCATCATGGCACTGTCTGAGTACACCGGCGAGCAAGGTCTTAAGGAGGCTTGGAAAGACCCTATTGACGTTCTGCGGTACGCAGCGATCGCGGACATTGACCATGTGGATGCCAAGCGCACCATGACGACCAGACAAGGTAGTGGAGGATACTAATCAAATGAACACACAGAAAAAACGTGGGCGACCACCAAAAATCGTTACAGAACAAGTCGAAGTGATTACTTCAGAACAAACTGAACCAGAAGTTATTACGGCAAACTGTCTTCGTCAGCACCCAAACCCAACATGGGTCCGTGCCACCGTGCGCGGAGAAGCAGTAAATGTAAAAATCCCTAGGAAATACGCAAACAAACTCGTTGGCAAACCAATAAAAGTTGTTAAGGTATCGCCGGAAAACCAAGACCCATATTACGAATACGTCCCATGAGCGATCCTACTGAAGAACAATACGAGTCGATGGTTTACCTAGACAGGGAACCTGATGTTGGCGCACTTGCTGATGCCTATGACCGTTGTTTACTGGACCTTGAGGAGTACTTTGAGGCGTGTTTGCAGTCCTACGAGGACAGGCGGAACATCTGGGAAGGCAAGTCTGATGACCTCCGCAAGTCTGGAGCGAATGCGTTTCCGTGGCAGGGGGCTTCCGACATGGAGGTTAACGTCATCGGTGAACGGATCGACGCTTACGTTGCGATGTTTGACCAGGCACTCCAGCGGTCTCACATCAAGGCGTTTCCGACCTCGATGGCAGCAATGCCCCGTGCAGCAATGGTGTCGTCCTTCCTTAAGTGGATGCGTTCATCGTACATCCCGGACTTCAAGAACCAGATGGAACTTGGGGCGAACTACCTGCTGGAGAAGGGTCTAATGATCTCCTACGTTGGCTGGAAGCGTGAGAAACGCACCTACCAGCAGTCTGTGACGCTTGAGCAGATCGCTCAGTTGTCCCCAGAAATGGCAGAAATGATCATTGCCGGTGACAACGAGCAGGATGTGATCGCAATGGTCCTCCAAGCGTTCCCCAGCATGTCCCAGAAACGTGCGCGGAAGGCAGTGAGGGAACTCCAGAGGCAAGGTGTCACGACGATCTCGATGCCGCGAACGACCGTGGATTGCCCTGTGGTGTACTCCTGCGCCCCGGATGGTGAGGTGATCTTCCCCCCATATGTGTCCGACCCGCAGCGTTCTCCATACGTTTTCTGGCGAACCTTCCTCACTGCACAGGAGCTTGAGAAAAAAGTGGCAAACGAGGGATGGGACGCAAAGTGGGTCGAAAATGCAATTCAAACACTCCGGGGCAAGGACTCGTACTACCTAGATGGCGAGAAGCAGAAGACCTTGGACCGTCTCCCGATCACGGACGATAACGACCTTGTGATGGTGGTCTACGCTTACCAACGCCTCATCGACGAGGAGGATGGTTCCGAGGGGATCTACTGCACGGTGTTCCATCCGACCACTGAAGGCTATGCAAAACACGAACTGCTCAATGGATACGATGATTACCCGTTTGTGGTCACCCGTCTATCCAATGACCAGAAACGGATGTATGAAATCGAGACCTTCTCTGACATCCTTCGTGGTCCGCAACTCCAGATCAAGACTGAGCGTGATAGCCGGATTGACCGTGCTTCTATGGCTACCCTGCCTCCAATCATGCACCCCGCCGGTCGCCCACCCAGTGAATGGGGTCCGGGTCGCCGGATTCCGTACCGTCGCCTTGGGGAAATCGCCTTTGGTCCAGTGCCACAAATGGACTCCGGTTCCATCGAGATTGAGAACGCGATGACGTTGCAAGCGGACAACAGTGTAGGTCTTAACCTGCAAAGCCCGATCGCCAGTGTTCGCCAACAGTTCTTCATCAACAAGTTCCTCGACCATGTGCGCGACGTTCTGGATCTTGCTTGGAAGCTATTCCGGCGCATGGGTCCAGACGAGGTGTTCTTCCAGGTGACTGGCAACCCGAATCCGCAGGTGATGACCAAGGGTAGCCCAGACGAGGACTACAGCATCGTGGTGGCGTTTGATACCCAGTCCACCGACCCGGAGACAGCAGAGACCCAACTCAAGAACATGGTGTCCCTCCTCCAGTTTGACCGCAATGGTCGCGTGGATGTGGATAAACTGCTTGAGTTCACCGCTGCGTCGATCAATCCGATCTTCGCTGATTACGTCCTGCGTCCTGCCGAGGAGAGTCAGCAGCAGGTCCAGAAGAGCGTCACGGATGACCTTGCCAAGATCTTCTCTGGAATCGAGGTTCCTGCCCAACCCAATGGCGCACAGATTGCCCTCCAGCTTGTTCAAGCCTACGCCCAGCAACCGGATGTGGCGCAGCGTCTACAGAACGATCAAGCGTTTTCTGAGCGTCTCCAGAAATACGCCGGAGCTTACCAATTCCAACTTCAACAGGCACAAAACGCCGAGATTGGACGCATCGGTGTTGCTCCAGCCCAAATGGGTGGGGTGAATCTCCAAAACATGAACCAACAATGAAAAAGAAACAAACTCAATCGGGCGCAGAGAAATCCATGAAAACCTACTTTGACTTCAAACTCCGCAAGGAGAAGATGGAGATGAAGGAGGAAAAGATGGAACGCAAGCGTGAGAAGAAGGGTCGCCGCGAATGCGGTTGCATGGACTAATCGCCATGAAATCAGCAAAGAAAAACCTCATCAAGCGGAAGGATGGTTCCTACTCGCCTCGCGGCATGTGGGACAATATCCGTGAGAACGCTGGATCTGGGAAGAAACCTACCAAGGCGATGCTTCGCCAAGAGCGCAAGATTCGACTCAAGGAGAAAGGCAAATCCTAGTGGAGAAGCGATTCAAGAAGGTAGTCACCAATCCAGACACCGGCAGGAAGAAGACGATCCGCTACGGTCAAGCAGGCAAAGCCAAGGACGGTGGTGATCGTATCCGTCCAGGTACGTCAAAAGGTGATTCTTACTGCGCTCGATCCAACAAGATCAAGGGAGATTGGCGTAGTGACCCTAACAGTCCTAACAACCTATCGAGGCGCAAGTGGAAGTGCCGGGGTGACAAGTCCATGAAATAACCATCAAAAATATGACACATTTACCAACACCAACAGTCAACGAGGCAGTTCAAATCCTACGGGATAGGGATGAGTTTAAAGCGGTAATTAAATTCATAAAAGACGAAAGGGAAAGGTTTTTCTCCGATCTTCGTCAGGCTGAAAATGAACGCGATGTAATGAAAATCGTTGGGTCTGTCTCAACTCTTGATGAGTTGCTTCAGATCCTCTCTTGACAGATCTTGAGTTTCGCTTAATCACTGCCCTGTCGGGAGTGGTTGCCCGCGTGTGTTATTGCATATGTGTTGTGTGTCTTGCCCTGGGGGGAGCAATCCTCTCAGGGCATTTTCTTGTACACCTGACGCTGATTCTTGGGAGTACAGATTTTACCGATCCGCGTTAAAACCCGTCAAGACTATTTCTGCTTGACGGTAATACAGTATTACCGTAATACTCCAGTATCGCCTTCGCCAATGGCGTTGAATTGGTGTCACAAAGCATGAAATCAACCGATCCATCCATCGCTGGGGATGAAAATCCAGTGTCAGACAGTATCAGTTTTGAAGAGCTAATTGCTCAAAGAACTGCCAGAGCATCTGCCCGAAATGCAGAATCCGAAGCAACAACAGAAGAACCAGAAACATCAGATGAAGAAGTCCAAGATGACGACGAAGAAGGGTATGCCAGTCAAGAAGACGATGCCAGAGACGATGAAGAAGGGTCCGAAGAAGTCCGCGAGGATGAGCAAGATGGGCTGCAAGTAGACCTGTTGAACCTGTCTCCTGAGCAAATCCAGGAGCTTGCAAAATCAGCCAAAAGCCGGTTACTCGATGACCTTGGAAAGACTCGTAAAGAGAATCGCCAGATCAAAGAGGAACTCGCCCAACTGAGGGAGCAAGTTCAAGGAACCAATCAGAAGGCAGTCAAGGAAATCCCAGACTCCGACAATCCTTTCCGGGATCTTTCGTCCGCAGACGAGATCAAGGCGAAGTACGACGAGATGGAACGCACCTTGGAAACGACAGACGCACTCCTTGAGGAATACGAAGACTACGGACCCGATGACCTCATCACGGTAGGTAGCCAAGAGTTTTCCAAGAGGGACATCCGTAAAGCTAACCGGAATGCCCGTGAGGCGATCACCAAGTACCTGCCTTCCCGCCACCAACAGTTGGCCAAGGTAGCGCAGTATGAGGTAATGGCGCAGCAGTATTCCGAAGCGGCACGGAAGGAGGTTCCAGAGATTGAGGATACTGAATCCGAAGTTGGAAAGAACTACTCCAGTCTACTTCAAGATCCTCTAGTGGGGCGATTGAGGAAAGAGATCCCAGAACTGGGCATGCAGATTGAATACATCCTAGCTCACGCGGCTAGGTCAATCTTTGGCAGGAAGTCCAAATCTATCCCAACCGGAGCAGGAACGAAGATGAAGGTGGAACCACCCTCTTCTCCTGTAGGGTCCGGGGCAGCTAGATCTGGGAAGAATCCAAAGGGGAAAGTTCAAGATGCTTTCAACAGATTTGAGAAATCAGGTGCTGTTGAAGATTGGGTTGCTGCTCGTATCGCCAAACTCCGCTAACAAACTTCTAATCTACCTAAAACAATGGCTATTAGTAATACCTACCAACCATCGGTTCCGACCAGTCCTTCGACGACTGGTTCCAACGTGGGCAACCGGGAAGATCTCAGCAATGAGTTGACCCTGCTCGCGCCGGAAGAAACCCCCATCTTGTCCCTTGCTGCGAAGAGCCGCGCTGCCTCGACCTTCCATGAGTGGGTCGTTGATAACCTTGCTGCTCCAAGCACCGCCGGTATCAGTGAAGGTCAAGATGTCACTGCGTTCACCGACCAATTTGCCGGTCGCGCTCGTCTTGGCGACTATACCCAACTGTTCCGCCGCGACTACCTAGTATCGAACCTTCAGCAAGCTGTGTCGAGCGTTGGTCCTGCCAACGTGGCCCAGGCTGAAGCGAAGGCGATGCGCGAACTGAAGCGTGACGTTGAGGCCCGTATCTGCGGTTCCTCGGACATGACTGCTGAGAATGGTGCTGGAACTCCCTACACCTTCCGTGGTCTTGGTTCGTGGATCAGCAACTCGGCCCAGACGACCAATCCGGTTCCGGCTGCCTACCGCACGCCTAGCACCTCGATTGTCTCCTCTGGCTTTACGGAAAGCACCTTCAACGATCTGCTTGGTTCGATTTTCTCGCAGACTGGAGAAGTCGGAAACCTTACGCTTGTTGCGAATGTCACTCTTCGTAAACTCGTGAGCGGTTTCGCCCGTGATGCTGCCAGCACTGGTGGTGTTGAAATCTATCGTGTCAATCAAGACGCTGAATCCAAGAAGATCACCTTCTCGGTTTCGCTATTCGATAGCGACTTCGGCATTGTTCGCGTGGTCAACGGCAACCCTGCCTGTATGCCAAGCGGTACTACGGGTTACGTCATTGATCCGAAGTACCTCGGTTTCGCTACCCTCATCCCGATGGGTGCTACCCGCCTTGAGAACCAAGGTGGCGGCGAGCGTGGTTACGTTGACATGGCTGGAACGCTTGTCTGCAAGTCGCCCCTCGCCCACGGCAAGATCGCGTACTAATCCTAACCCCAACTAGAAGAAACAGATATGGCTAAACTGTCCAATAACGAACGGAGTCCGTTCACTGACGTAATCAAGCTGACTTGGGAAGATCTCAAGGCTATCGGAAACGGTGGTCAACGGAAGATCGCCCGAATCCCTGCTGGTGGTGCTGTCTCCCTGTGTGCTGTCACGAACACCGTTGATATCGCCGGGACTAGCTCCCTAGTGATTGATATCGGCACGACTGTGGCTGACCCGGATGAGTTCATTGACGCTCTTGACGTTGATGCGATGACCGTGGGTCTTCCGACCTACAACACTGGTGATGCCTTCGTGCAAGGTGCTGGCACGACCACGATCAAAGGTGGTCTTCTACCGGTTGCTGCTGCAAGTGCTGCTACCGACATCGTGATTGAGGTGACTGATGCCGCTATCGCCAGCATTACCGCTGGTGAGATCGTGATTGGTCTTGAGATCCTTGATCTGACTCAGTTCCAGTAAGAACGACTACTGGGGAGGGCATACTGGATTCCAGTGTGTCCTCCCCTTCTTTTAACCATGCAACTCCCTGCCTCTGAGGAAGCGATGACTGCTGCGCTGATCACTGAGCTTTGCTCGGGTCGCCAGTTCCTTGACTCGCTCCAGAAGTACCGTGAGGCATCCGCTGCACAGATTGCGGCAGACTCCCGGAAATACAAACCAAACAAAAACCTTCGTCATGTGGCGGAAGTTCCTCAACGGGAGTTCTTCCAAATGGCGCACAAATACGGACACGACTGCTGGGCAGATCGTGAATTTGTCCGTGACTTTCAACGACTTGAGCCTACGATGTCGGTGCATAAGATCTGACGATGCAAACGAAGACCTACTCCGAACTCTATACCCTAATCCAGAGTCTTTGCGGAGTAATCTTCGCTGACATCGAAAAGCCTAGGATTCGCTCATTGGTGAACCGGAGGGCTGAACGTGCATACCGTGCGTCGAACTACTGGACCAGGTTCCTCCACATTGGCGAAGAACGGGACGTAGTGTCCAACGTGGTATCGTTCACCCAGACCGGCAGTGACTCGATTGACACGTTCCTGCGGATCTTTAAGCAGCAACCGTATCAGTCCTCCTCGGTGCAGGAGTTTGACTTCATGGTGACTTCCTCTGGGGCTACCCTGGTGGCTGGATCGCTTGACCCTACGAGTGCATGGGTGACGTACAAGGCGAGACTGGATGACACCTACGGAGACCAGACCGGCGACACGACGACTGTTCCCAAGGAGTGGTTTGAGTACATCGCCCACGGAACTTATGCAGACTACCTTCGGGCTGAAGGTCAGCAAGAGAAGGCCGCAGTGGCAGACGCTGAGGCGATCGACATCCTTACCGATGAACTCATGCGCCTTGATGAACAAGGAACGCAGAACGTGATCTCCAACCGGATTAGCACGAACGCAAACCAACAAATTCGCGGATACTGAGATGTCTTACGCTTTAAGCCTTTCACAGAAAATTGGGAACACGCAGAGGCTTGAGCCTTTCCCATCGTTGGACTTTGGATTCAGCACTTCTGGTTATGTGAATGACGGTGGATTCGCAAATCAGCAATCTGTTGGTAGTTCTAACTTTCTCATCCCGTCTTACAGCGGACCAAACCCAGTCTTCTCCCGTGCCACTGCGGCGACCTTCCGTGGCAGTAACGGACTGATCCAGTATGCGCCTGAGAATTTACTTCCGAACTCTGAGTCATTTGACAACTTAACATGGACTAAAGGGAACCTAAATACTACAGGAACCCCATCATGGATCAATGTTGAGACTGCCCCCAACGGGCTGAATGTTGCAGATTGTATTTTCGCTAATTCAACTGCATCAGGTCACTATATTAGATATACTGGATTATCTGGGATACAATCAAACGCAGTTACATTTAGCGTGTTTCTTAAAAAGAATGGGTATGATCGTGCTATTATTTCTGTCTTGTCGGTAACCTCTCCTTTTGAGCAGTTTAGAATAGATGTAAACTTATTGACAGGTAGTTACTCATCGGCAGCATCTGGAGGGGGCGTATTTATCACTGCTTCAGTCATTGATGTTGGCAACAGTTGGTTTAGGTGTTCTGTCACAGGTAGTATTGGCACTAAAACTGAACCAACCCCAAATGTAAGCATACTTGAATCTTCTGGTGCTAGTTCTTTCTCGGGAGACCCAACCAAAGGCATATACATCTGGGGCGCACAGCTTGAACGCTCCAGCACGGCACGTCCTTACATCAGCACGACTGCCCTACCTGTCTACGGTCCTCGTTTCGAGTATGACCTTAGCGGAAACCCGCTAGGCTTGCTCATGGAGGAATCATCGGAGAACCTACTGCAATACTCGGAGCAGTTTGACAATACGTATTGGAGTAAAAACAATCTAAATACTACCGGCACTCCAGCGTGGGTGAATGTTGTGGTATCCCCAAATGGCACTACAACAGCAGAGAAGCTAATACCGGACACTAATTCTGTTAGCCACTTTGTTAGGAGGTCAACAGTAACTGGGGCAACTGGAGTTGTTCATATAGCTTCAGTTTTCGCAAAGCAAGACGGGTATCGTTATGTTGGCCTAGCTGATGCAACAAGCAGTCAAGCAGTGTACGACCTCCAGACCGGAGCGACAATTTCAGCAGATGCTGGAATCACTGCGTTACCAGCAGTTAATGTCGGGAATGGGTGGTGGAGACTAAGTATTTCATTTGCAGCAACCACAAGTAGAGGCATTCGTGTAGATGTTTGGGACAATGCAACGAAAACAACCTTTGCTGGAAATGGAACTTCAGGCATATTGGTTTGGGGCGCACAGCTTGAAGCTAAGAAATTTGTCACAAGCTACATGCCTACCGTTGGCGGAACGGCAACCCGAAATGCTGATGTGTTAAGCCTGACGGTTGGATCTTGGTTCAACCAAGACGAAGGAACCATCGTGGTTTCTGGAGACAGAAGTCATAGTCCAACGCTCAATGCTTCCACTTTTGACTCGTTCTTTGAGTTTACAGAGTCCAGTGGTTACACGGTATTCCATGCTTGCGATGGCGTTTCGGAATATTTATATGACTCTGGCAGCAATGCGGCATCAAGTGCTGGAGTGACCATTGGATCGTTGACTGCTATTGCTGCCTCATACTCTGATATTACGGATTTGCTGCACATTTCTAGAAACGGAAACACAACGCAGAGTGGTGCATCTATTAATTTGTCGGTTGTCCCAACAACCTTGAATATCGGATATGCTCCATCAGCCTTGATTGACTACTGGAACGGTCACATCAAGTCGTTCCGATACTTCCCGAAAGCCCTCCCTGATAACCTCCAGCGATACTCTGAAGTATGATCTACGGACCAGCAGACTACATTCTGTGTTTTGACAACCAGGCTGAAGCGGAACAATTCGCGCTTGCATACGGGTTTGCCACTGTCGGCAAGGACGGCAAGGTCCACACTACTCTCGCTACCCACCAGTACGGTCTATGCATTATCGGAGAGTGGATGATCCAGACTCCGGGAACGGACGAGAATGGCGACCCTTATCCTTCCACGCCGGATGGGAACTACTGGTGCATCTTCCGCGACCTTGTTGGACTTGATGTCCCGGATGCTGGCTTGCCGTACATCGTCT